CTGGATGAAGAGTTCTGCACGTGAATAACCCAACTTCTGCATTATTTTGTTATTCAGTCTTTCCAGCAACTCCCGAATGCGCTGATTAAGCGATGCAAGGCTGTAGAAGATCTCATGCCTGATTCGGGCCATGATCCAGCGTTCAACAACCTGAACGCCAACTTCAGCTTTGGCTTTATCTTTCGGTTTACGTGGCCGCGCAGGCAAAACTGCGACATTATAATGCTCAAGCATCTGCTGGTAGGTAGGGTTAACGTCAGGATCATACTTACATGCCCTGGATGTGGCGCTTTTCAGATTGTCCGGAACAACAAGTTCAGGAACGCCACCCAACCACTGGAAGCAGCGAACATGACTCATCACCCAGTCTTCAAGCTGCTGAGACCAGGTGGCCTCTGCCCATGTGTAACTTGATGCCCCGAGAACAGCTACGATGACCTGAGCAGTTCTTATTTCTCCGGTCTCAGGGTCGGTAACGCCAACGGTAGGTCCACAGTAATCAACGAAAAGTTTTTCGCCAGCTTTATGTACCTGACGCATTGATGGTGAAGTGGTTTTGAGCCATTCACGGTACATCCGGCAGTAATGGTTATAGCTGTAAAAACCGCCTGGATTACGCTCACAGTATTCTTCCCAGAGTAGCTGCAGCGTCACGCATTTATTACGCAGTTCCCGGTGTACTGTAGCCCAGTCAGGCAGAGAGTGCTTCTTCATCTTAACCTGGGTCTGAAGGAACGCATGTTTTAGTTTTGTATCATCCCATCCTGTAGGTAAGGGCCACTGCTTTATGCCAAGTTGAGCCGCCCGATTAGCATATCTGGATACAACGGAAGGGGAGATTGCAAGACTACGACCAATTTGTCGATGGCTGAGTCCAACACCGTATTTAAGCCTAAGAATTTCTTTAAGTTTTCTCATAGAAATTGGAACTGTTGGCATAGGTATCCTTTACCGGAATGGCAAAAGATACAGATCAACACACCTGTGAAGTTCCAATAACATTGATGGAGATCACTGAATAACAAAATGAGTCAAAAGTGATCTCCATCGATGTTATTCAGCGATCTGTTCAAATGTTATTACCCGATCTCGATGGAAGTTATTGAGTGATCTCCTTTCATGAAAATACGCACGTATTACCTTTGCTGTCAGTTGTCTTTACGCCAAGCTCTTTAATAGCGTCATACGCTTTCCCGGTTGGTGCCTGCAAACGACTCAGTACTGCTCGACTTCCTGTGCCAGCCATAGACCCACTGATATTTGCATCGTGTAATGCACCTAACATTGCTGCTGTTTCTTCCAGGCTGACACCTGCATCTTTTGCCACTGGCCCGACATAGGTAAGTGAATCACTTAGTCCCTCGAATGTGGCTTGCGATTTATTCATCGTCATTGAAATAACATCAGCAATATGGGAAGCCTTATCGTCAGCAAGCCCGAATGCCGATTTTGTCCCAATAAGTAAAGTGGCGTTTTCCTCCATCGTTTTCTTGTTTGCCAGTGACATATTCAAAATGGCCGGTGTTTGTGCCAGGATGCCATTTTTATCCGCTCCCGATTTAGCCACGATGATTTGAGCTGCTGCTGCATCATCTGCCGAGGCGGCGGTATTATCGCCGAGCTGGCGCGCCTGCTTGCGGAGCGCGGCCATTTCGGCGGAGTCTTTTGCCACACCTAGCACGGCCTGCAATTCTGAGTTTTTCTGCGCAAACTCATAACCGGGCATCAGCAGCTTAACTCCGGCCATCGTTCCCGCAGCAGCAATCCCCACACCGGCAGCGCCCACTGAGGCCATATTTCCGGCCAGTTCCTTGCCTGCCTGATAACGCTGTTTTACTGCGTTAAGTTTTGCCTGTTGCGCACTGACACGCGCCAGCGCGTCGCGCTGACGGTTAAGCTGTGCGGTGGTTTCACTGATACGGTTTTTCAGTCCCTGCTCATCATGTGCAAGATTGCGGGTATTAATACCCGTCTGACTCAATTCCTGACGCTGGCGCTGTACCGACAATCTCAGGCTGTTATATTTCGCCTGTAACTCAGACGCATTTTTACGCGCGGCTTCCATTGCCTTTGCCTGTGCATTTGTCGGTCGTTCAGTATTTTTAAACTGGACTGCCAGAGCTGCGGCTTCCTGTCTGGCTTTTTTCAGTTCCTGACCAGTCACGGCGAGCTGTGCACTGGTCTTGCGGAATCCCTCAATACGGGATGCGTGACCGTTCAGCTCGCGCAGTGATTTTTGTGTTTCCCGGATATCCCCCGACAGCGACTTGCTCGCTGTGCGGATGGATTTAAACGGGCGGGATGCCTGGTCAACAGCCCTGAGCAATACCTGTAATTTTACATTGTTACTCATTCGTGTTTCCGCTTCGCCGGAGCGCCTTTTCGCGCCATGTGATGAGTTCGGTCAGGCTCATGGGATACAGTTCTGATGGCGGCCAGTGAAATATCACTGCCACATCCGCCATCAGGTCATCGACCGAGAGATTTTTCGGGAACGTCACTGCACCGAGTTCGGCGACAAAAAACCGACCACCTTACCGGCCAGCGCCACAAGGTCAGGCAGTTCCAGCGCGGCGACCTCCTGCTCGGTCAGCATCGGTGCCGTCATGCGCGGCAGCACCTTAATCAGTGCATCGACTTCGGAGTTTGCAACCGCAGCCAGACTGACACCGCGCAGCGTCCCCGCATTGGGTTTCATCAGCGTGACCTGTTCGATAACCTGCTCACCACGTTTGACCGGATTGTCCAGGGTAATGACATTTTCTTTGTTCATGGTTTTCTCACTTCTGAATCGGGGTTAACCGGTCAGCCAGGCTGACCGGATGAAAATCACAGGCCGATATTGCGGCGGTGTTGCTCCAGCCGGTCGACGCCGTTCACCTTCTCAATCATGTTGATGGTGTCGATTTCGACCAGCTCCTTACCGTCCATCGTCAGCTTGAAATAAGTACAAATCACCGGGAGTTTCGATTCGGTATCCTCTCCCTGTTTACCCTCTCCGGTGTCGACTTCTTTCTGACGCCCACGCATGACCACTTCGACGGCCACCGTTTCGCCGGTATCGTCGCGCTGGTAAGAACCAGCAAAACGAATCGGTACGGCATCAGCACTGGTTGCAGCGTAAAGCTCCCAGATAACCGAATCCGGGAAGCCCCCAAGCGACCACTCCATTGACAGCGCATCGTCATCAAGGCCGAGGTCTACCGGTGCGCTGCCGTTCATCCCCGCACCGCGATAGTTTTCGAGCTTACGGGTCAGTTTTGGCAGCGTGACGGACTTTGCAACGCCCTGATAGCTGTAACCGTTCAGAAAGACATTCATGTATTTGAGTTTGCGCGGCATTGCCATCGGTCAGGCTCCTTAATTGCTGTTAACCGAGGTGACCAGATTTGCCAGGTATTTATCAGTAATACGCTGGCGCAGGGTCAGGTTTTCAAGAGGAGGCACCGGGGTATAGTCGTAGTCGATATACAGTTTTCCGGCCTTGAGGGTTTCCGCATCGTTGGATTCTTCGCTGAACCAGCAGGTCGCATCCACGATATAGCCGTTTGTTTTCAGCTCACGGAATTTGGCATTGATGCCGTCAACGATGTCGCGAATCAGCGTTGCGGTGATGGGTTTGTCCACCGCCCACATGTGCGCCTCAGCCATCGTGTCGGCCAACACCTGCGCTGTGCGGGTGTAGTTTTCAAAGAGGAACAGCGGGTCATCAGAGCAGGTACGGTTACCCCAGAAGCGGAAACCGTCACGGCGAATCAGCGTAGTAACGCCTGACTCGTTAAGCAGGTCAGCATCGGTGCCGGACTCCTGCAAATCCCAGAATACAGATGCGCTGATGCCGGTAACACCGTTCACCCCGACATTGGACAGCGTTTTATGCCAGCCCTGCTCCTGGTCGATCCTGGCACGCAGCCCCAGCGCACGGGCGGTGGCATACGCGGTGGCGGTGGTACTGGCGACCGTATCCCATGCGAGGAAATCCGGCCAGATGACCATCAGCTCACGCTGGCTGAAATTCTGGCGGTAGGCTTTCACCTCGGAAATGGTCTTACAGCCCCATGCGCTGATATACCCGAAAGCGCGCAGCTTCTGACAGACTGATGCCAGTGCGACGGCAACCTCTTTGGTGTCCAGTCCCGGCACACCGAGAATGCGCGGTTTAACACCGGTTACCGACTCCGCCGCCAGCAGAGCTTTCAGTCCGGTGTACTGACCGTTTTCGTCGGTGGTGCCGATGATATTGGAAACGGTTTGCGCAAGTTTCGTTTCCTCGTCGTCGCCGGTGCCGTCTTCCACACGCACGACAACGGTGACCGGTTTTGACTGGTCGGCGATGGCCTGCAACGATGCCGCCAGCGTGCCTTTTTTACCGGCCTTTGCAATTGCGGTCTGCACATTGGTAATCAGCACAGGTTTATTGAGGGGGAAGGTTTCCGCATCCGCATCGCTGGCCGTGCAGACCATGCCGACAATGGCCGTGGATACAGTGGAAATGACGCGGGTGCCCTCGTTAATCTCCAGCACCTGCACGCCGTGATGATAGTCACTCATCCGTTTAACTCCGTGGTTAATGGGTGCAATTATTTTCTGTTGTGCAGAGTATGAGGCGCTATTTGACCTGGCTGGTCAGTGGATGAAACAACAGATAAAGAAAAGGCGGGCAATTCGCCCGCCTGTCCTGGTTTGTACTCACTCATTTTCCAACTGACTATTTACATAGTCCAAACGCTATCAAATCTGACTGTCTGCTTTGAGCGAGGTGCTGACATCCGCATGAATGTATGGAGCTGCCGCACACTCTAAAAATGATAGAACGTCTATATATTAATTATCCCTAAGTCCAGTTTTATTAATCAATTTTATTACTTTTACCTGCAACCTTTTTATTACAGTGATAATAAGAAATAGCACTAGCAAAATAGGATTTTGTCATCGACACGAAAAAATCCAACAAATCTGCCATGTTATCAATATCAATATTTGGTTTAGTTTTACTGGCTTTAGTAATCTTCATGTAGAAGTCCACAAACTTACTTTTTTCTTTATCCGTAATCTGATAATTCAATTGATGACTGATTTTATTTCTTATGCTGTTAAAGTCTTTTATTCTTAAATATATTTCATCATAAGGGGGTTTTGCAGGCTCATGTTGTATTAAAGCTATTTTTTGTGAAAATGTGAGTTTTGCATCACCCCAAGCTAACGAAGGATATCTTAATCCAAGATAATCAGTAATATACTTTTCAAGGCTCAAGTGCGCAGTAAGAAAGGCACCTATGAAGGCAACGTCAACCCCATCAACACGTTCCCATATGTTTTCATTTTCATCAGTCATACCTGTATACACAGCGGTTGATGCAAGATCTTTCCAGTCCATGCTTTATCCTTTTAAAGGTGAATTTAACGAGTTTAACTTTATCTCAACTCAATACTTATCTCAAAATTTATGAGTGGACATAACATCCACAAAAAACTATTAAAGCCCTTTTACCTCTTATTATTGATGAAAATGTACATTTTTATAAAGAATGTCGAAGAACCTCCTCAGTGGAACTATCAACTACACATTGCAAGACTAGAGTATGTGCAAACCTTTTGACAAGGTTCTGAAATATTCATGGTGGCCTTATTATATCAATTTATCTTCACTTTATACATTAACATAGCATGATGTTGATAATGTCCGCTCCTAGCACAGAGCGGACTGTCAGATTAGGCCTTACTCTGTACTATAGCTATGTTAACTAACACAAGAGATCATATCACTTATTGCGGCATTTCCGGCCATTCAGGATTTGCAGGATCCACACGGCTGACCAGAACACTGTAGCGTTCCCATGCTTCCAGTCGGCTACGCTCCTCATCTGTTGCCATGTTCAGCCTGACAGCGCGCTCCAGTGGCTGAATAACGCTTTCCGCTTCGGAAAGTAACGCGGCCTTTTGTGATTCTGCCTGTTGTTGCTGTTCGTCTGCCGTATAAATCCGCTTAATCACGGCACCATCCTTAAACATCCATTTCCCTGAGTCATCAGCACGTCGGTTGGCGGTAATATCAGGAACCTCGACAACGCTGAAACCTTCAGGGTTGAGCGTTGAAGCATCTCTGGTGATGCCGACAATAATATTATTTTCATCGTAAACAATCTTTATCGTGTCTTCCTGAAAATTACTTACTTCCTCATACCAGTTTTTTCCGTCTTCGGACCATAACCAGATAACATCAAAATTCTTTGTTAGCTGATATTGTTCTTTTGTTTTTGGATTACCTGACTTAATGTTTTTTAAATGCTGCATAATTTACACCTGCGCAACGTTATACCATGTGCCATTGATGTATTTTTGTATTGGTCTGAATACTGCTGGATCATCACCATCGACTTCACCGACAATACCAAGCCCCGTGATTACATGGCCTGATTTTTCATACATCACGCCTTTTTGCATGGTCTGAACAACACGTGTGCCAAGTCTGACATCTCTCACATAGCGGGAATCAAAGTTACCGTAATCCGAGGGATTAACACGCCCCGTAATATTTATGGTTTTATTACTTTGAATACTTCCCGAGACAAAGCGCATAACATGGACGCTATTAGCATAAACATCCAGATTACCATCACCATTTTGTTTAAAGCCCGTGTCATTATCACCCAAAACAATCGAATTACCGCCAAGAGCACTGGATGTTCCTATACCCAGAGCACCATTCAATTGACCACCAGATAACGGCAGTGCACCGACATCTCCCGCTGTAGGTTTTCGCGTTGTGGTATAAAACTCAGACCAGTCAGCCTCGAATCCGTAACCGTCACGAGCAGAACGATAAAAAATACCGCCGTTCTTATAATTAACGCGGAACTGGGCGGCGGGGCAACTTCCTTCACCGATATTAAAATGAAGAATTAACGTTGATGCCCCACCAATAGTTGCGTTATAGGCTCCGCTACTCCAGTTCCATCCAACGGCTTTATCATTCGCAACGGTGTCTCCTGTTTTTCCTGAAGCAAATGCACCAATATTTTTCGGCGTCAGGTTAATATCTGATGTTCCATCAAACGAAACGTTATTAATTTTACGGGCTGTTTTCAGCTTTGTTGCTGTCGCCGCATTGCCGGACAGTTCACCAGAAAGGCCAGCACTGAATGTCTGTTTCGCGCCCCATGTCTGGGCTTCGTCAATGATTGGTACTCGTCTTGCTGTAATCGTGCGGCTTCCCGGATTTCCTGAAATACGCACCATAAAAAAGCGGTAGTTGGCTTTACTTACAGTGCTGCGCCATACATGCATTGAGCGTCCCGAACCAGAATCATCACTCGGACCGACTGAGATGTTTATCAGGTTGCCATCAATGACGCCCCAGTCCATACCGTCGGGAATATTGGTCATGTTATCCAGCCGAACGGTTATCAGACTGCCCGGCACAAAATCGTATGTCTGCCAGTCCAGGCTGGTGAGTTTTGCTACTGCGCCACCGATACCCAGATTCAGGGGAAGTGAATAAGATGTGTAAACTTCCCGCCATTCGCTCCATGAGCTGCCGGTAAAAACGCGCTCAAACGTGCGACCTTTAAGGGTTGTACCTGTTCCGGCAGTTGTATAACGCTGCCATACGTTAACACCATCAAAGCGCCTCAACACTTCCAGAATACCGAGGACTGTCACGCCGTTTCCGTCCAGTATTGGACCATTGGTCGCTTTACCTGTAACGCTGTAAATACCTGGTGAGGTTACATCATTCAAATCACCGTCGTAATAACGGCTTTCTGACTGGTAGCCCACTCTTGACCACGGCTCCCACTGTGGGTTCTCTGCATCCCACGAGGCCGAAAGACAGCGAACATAAACATTTCCACGGCGGGTCGTGTAACGCTGCGTTCGCGAGTAACCACCACCTTCAAGAACTTCAAGGAGTCCCTGACCATAACTTCCTTCTTCCGGATAGTTGCGGTCAAATGAAGCGATTGAGCCACTACTGTTTCGCCATAAACCAAGATGCTCTGCGCCTCCGAGCGTGTTCAGGTCAATGGTTGTGCTCAGGGGGCGTGTTGCAGACTGAACCTGACGCCAGTAACTCCACGGACCGTCTGAACCATTCCATGTGCCAGAAAGGTTGCGCATATAAACATTGCCTGTTCTGGTGGTATAACGCTGCATTCCTGAAAAATTACCGCCATTGAATACCTCCAGTACACCGACTGCACCGTCTTCAGGGAAATTTTTAGCAGCCGTCGCGTTAGTGGATGTAGCTTTAGACCAGATACCTGAATAAGCCTTAACAGGACCAAACGTATTCAGATCAGCATCAACCGGCATTTCGCCATTGTTTTTCATAAACGTCAGGCTGGTAACGCCAACATTGTCCAGAAAAGCTGATTTATCCTGGATATCTGCACCATTCTGATTTTTCGCCAGACGTGAATTTGCGTTGTCATTTGCTGCCTTGACCGCTTTTGGCGTTGCTGCCAATGACTCACTGGTGCTGTTTGTTGCACTGCTTAACTGAGTAAAACCTTTTTCTGTCAGCGTGGCGTCAGGATGGCGGCGGGACTGCTCATGCTCTGCGATTTTGTCATCGACGTAATCCTGCGTCGCCATCACTGTGCTGGCATCAATACTCAGCTCAACGGACGCCACGTTGCTGAGAATAATAACCATGCGGCAGGTCTGCGCACGTCCGGAGCCTTCAGCCAGTTCTGGCTTATAGCTTTCTGCCATGTTGGATACCGCAATCAGTGTTCCGGCATCGTCATACAGACCAAGCTCACGCATCCAGAAGCCGCCCACTTCTGGCGGAACAACCAGTTCAGCCACGATATAGTTTTTATTCTTATTATCCACGCTGACTTTATTCAGGGCATGACGCCAGACCTCATGCACCAGCTTCGTCTGACCGGCATCCGGCACCGGCAATTTGCCATTACCGTCACCCACGGCCATTGCAGACAGGTTTACTTTTTTCCCGCCGGGGACAGTGGCGGCTGCCAGCTTCGCGGCTCCGGCAGTAGTGATAACGGTTTTAAATTTCGTGCTCATTGTTTCTCACTTATCCGGGATAAACAGTAATAACATCACCATCACAGACCACACCGCCTGTATACAGATAGCCGGGAATGTCCTGGATAATGTTCAGGCCGATAAGGTGGCGACTTGCGGGTTTGGCATCGGCAATCAGCCGTTCCATTTCCAGATACATCTCCTCCGTGATGCCGCTTTCCAGCACACCGATATCAAGGCGAAAGGTTCCGGGCGGGTCGTTTGTCTCCCACCATTCCTTTACGTTAATGAGATAGCCGAGCGGCTCCACCACACGCCGGATTGCGCCTATAGTGCCTTTATGACAGTGGATGAAATAGGCATCGCGAATAACGGCGCGCTTGGTCGCTTCCGGCCACTTTTCATCCCACCTGTCGACCGAAAACGCCCACGCCAGCCACGGCAGCAGATTTGCCGGGCAGGTGTCCGGGTTCCACAGCTCACGAATACTGACCGGCGTTTTTTCAATTTCCGCACAGGCTTTTGCGGCGGCGACCTCAAGCGGTGATGAGCCGGTCGGCAGCAGTCGCGAATCACTCATCCGAGCCTCCGGTCACGACGTGGTATTCGGTACAGAAAGACGCCTGCGTACTGTTGAGCACGATGTCGGCCAGCGGAGCAGTCAGTTCGACACGCTGCACGCCTTCCACATGCAAAGCAGCATAAATGGCAGACAGACGGATGTCGCGCCCCAGCCGGTGCTGTGCTGTGATGTACGCTTCCAGTTTTTTCACGGCAGCAGCGCGGATGGGTTCGCTTTCGGGACCAGGGTAAAGGTAAAGCGTGGCGTTTATCTGGTATTCAACGATGGCGGCAGACTGCACGGTCACGCGGTCGGCCACCGGCCTGACGTCCTCGCCATTAAGGGCGTTACGCACCGCCGCCAGCAGGTCTTCGGATGCAACACCGTTATTTTCGCGAGACAGCACGGAGATGGTGACGCAGGCCGGAGACGGACTGGTGACAGAGATATCTGCGACGCGCCCGTCGGCACTGCGACCATGATACTGATAGGCACCCACCGACCCGGCAACGCTTAAACCTTCAAACGCCTGCTGAATACGCAGACGATAATCCGTGTCAGATTCCATCACTGCCGGTGTCGGCGGGAGGGTCGAATCATCTGCCGGGGTGATAATCAGGCGCGTGGTGTTGTAATTGGCACCAATCACATCAAGGTCATTACCGGCGGCACAGGCCAGCATTACCGCCCGTGCGGCCTCATTCACACGCTGACGCCAGATAAGCTCACGATAAGCATTTTCCTCCAGCAGTTTGACGAGAGGCTCAGATTCCAGCGTCAGGGTACGGGCGACCGCCTCCTGCTGGTCTTCCGGGTAAAGGGAAATCAGTGTCGCCTTGCGTTCGGCGAGAATGGTTTCAAAGTCCAGCTCCTCGACCACATCCGGTGCGGGTAGCTGGTTCAGGTCGATAATCGGCATGGTTTCAACTCACAGGGATGGTTAACGAAAGTGGCTGGCCGGTGTCGTTGTGCTGGCCGGTTAACGTGACCGTCATTCGCCCGTCAAAACTGCGCGCCGTGGTGACAGATGACAGCGTGACGCGGGGTTCCCATTTCAGCACCGCCATGTAACAGGCGACCTTAATCTGCAACTCAAGCGCCGGGGTCTGCGGCTGGTCAATCATTGACGCCAGCAACGAGCCGTAATCACGACGCATCACCCGTGAGCCGACCGGTGTGCGCAGGATATCGCCGATACTCTGGCTGATATGCTCAAGGTCAGTGACAGTCAGGCCATCACTGCGATTCATTCCGAGATAACGCGCTGTCATAGAGGACTCCCGGTTGTGCCGCCGCTGTCGCCGGGGTGTTTATGGGTATGCAGTACCTTACCGTTTGATGAGAGTTCACCGCCGGTGTGTTCAATGTTGCCGCGCATCGTCCCGCCCTTCTGCACTTCCAGCGTGCCGGTAATCAGCCTGTTGGTGCAGACCACCTCCGGTGTGTCCAGGGTGATGCGGGTTGATGCTTTCACCATGACCACAGGCACCGTGGCGGTAACAGAATCAGAAGCCGTCACGCTGGCCGTTTTAATTCCGCTTACCGTGAGTGCACTGGTTTCGGGTTCATACTCAATCACCGCCCCGTCAGGGAAACGGATATGCAGGGCATCCGCCGACACAGACGGCGAGGGGTTATCGCCGGAATAAATCCCCGGCAGAACGAACGCCGTGTCGAGTTCACCGCCCACGGCCAGAATCAGCACCTGTTCCCCCACGGAAGGTGCCCACCATGTGCGCGAACGTCCGGCGCGATGGGTCAGCCACTGCAGCCAGTCGGTACACATGCCGCCGGTCTGCACACGGCAGCGACCGGCGTTAAGGTCGGTTTCGACGATAATGCCGGTACGAATCATGTTGCGCAGTGCGCGCGCGAGTTCCTGAATATTTGCGAGAGTGTTCATAACGGGAAGGATGCCGCCGGGTCATACCGGCGGCAATGTGACGATGAGGTGTCGGGAATGGCACAACTAACGCTCAAGGTGAGCCAGGATAATCTCTTCAATCATCTGCACATCCTCACCGGTAAAGCCGAGCAGAGGACGCGCCGGATAATCAATTTTCTTACCGTCTTTCCGGGTTTCTTCCGACAGACCGAACTGATGCACACTGGCGATTTTCGGCGACTTCCCGCCGTAAAATTCCATTGATGCCTGTTCCGGGCTGGCGCGGATATGCAAAAAACGACTGGTGATAAGTTTCGCAAACATTTTTCGCTTAACACGACCGGTCTTTTTTCTGGCGATCTGCTGCTGGCGTGGCGCGTAGGGTGTGCCGTCCGGGGCTTTCTGTGCCATCACCCGACGCTGCTGACTCTGACGCAGACGTTTCGCCAGTTCGGCACTCAGTCGCCGACGCCCTGACGGTGACAGCGATTCAATAAGTCCGGTCAGCCGGTCTTCAAAACGCTTAAACTCATTCATCCCACTTGCTCACCAGTTCGCCATTGATATAAAGCTCCATCGGGCGGGTGACCGGCTCCGGCGGCGGGGGTTCCGGGATATTCTTCACATGCAGCGCGCCATCCACCTCACTGACCAGCGTGCGCTCGGTCAGCATCAGGCTGATGCTGATATCAAAGCTGCTGTCATTGTTGATGTCTGCATAAAACGTGAAGCCCTTTTTCTGGCCTTCGTCGGTGGTCATGATGTCGGGCTGATTTTCCCGCAGCCACGCCAGCACCGGCACGATGAGCAGGTCAAAATCACCGGTAAAGTCGGTCACAATGACATTGAGCGTGTAACGCTTTTCAAATGACAGCGACGTCGCCAGTGTGGAGGCAATACTCCCGTTATCCACGAATATCCGCAGCATCTCGGGACTGGTTTTCAGCACCGTGACGGCATCAGTCAGCGCCCTGCGCAGGCTGTCGGGTTTGAGCATCGTTTTCGTCCTGACAGTGTTTAATCATTTTTACCTGGCTGGCACAGCGTGCCAGCGCGTTCTCAAGCTGCCGGATATCGGCACTTAAATCGCCGTTCGTCTCCGGGTCACTGCCCGGCATCGGGCAAAGGCTCACTTTCGGGCAGGCGTTGGCGACAATCACTGGCGTCTGCGCAGGCGGGGCGCTGGTGCAACCGGCGCACAGCATCAGGCAGGTCAGCACCGTACCAGTGGCGGAAATCTTCGTTTTCATTGAGTAACCTCGTGATGGTTTTCTCGCGCTGTGCTTCACGCTTCGCGGCGTTCTCCAGTTCCTGACGCAGTGCCACCTGCGCCAGCTCGTTTTTGTCTGCCCTGGTGAGGGCAACATGAAGCTGATTTTTCAGCATGGTGATGGTCGTCTGCTGTTCACTGGCGACGTTATTCGCCCTGTCCAGCGAGGCGCGCAGGCTGTCATTTTTGTGTTTCACCAGAAACAGACCGGCCACCGCCAGCGATAACAACACAACCAGCACAGTCATCAGCTTTGACATGGTTCCCGCCCCTCAATACGCTGACGGCAGGCCGTGCGTATCAGCCGGAAAAACAGCGACGTCATGAGATAAATCAGCGCGGTAAAAATCCACCCGGCAGCAATCAGCGAGACAAACGTCGCCACCATCACCACCAGAGCCGCCGCCCGTCTGCGCCACGGCACCGGCTGCAAAAACAGCGACGTGACAATCTGCACGGCCAGCGATTCCGGCGGCAGCTCCCGCCCGTAGCGTTCCAGTACATACTCCGTGGCATACACGCCGACACCACCGGCAACCACACAGATAACCGTCGCCAGAATCGCCCAGGCGGCGACAAAATTGACGGCCACGCTCTGCGGGTAAATCAGGGACAGTGCCAGCATCAGCGCCAGCGACACGTTCAGCATCAGTGAAAGGGATAATTTCTTCATGGTGTTTACTCCGTTTAAGCCGGTACGCCGCCGGCGGTACGCCAGACGGTGACCAGTTTTTCCAGTGAATGCTCACGCTGACCGTAACCGGCACCCGGCAGGGACGCCCAGATATTGCGACAGCGTGAAATGGCGCGCTCAATGCGTCCCGCCCGGATGTCATCCAGTGCACCGCGTTCGCGGATCAACTGAATGGCGAGTCTGTCCTGCGACAACGGACTGAAATCCGGCAGGGCAAGCTGTTTGCGGTAGTGCGGCCAGAACAGGTAAAGCTGCTGATAGCGACCGGAGGCCGTGGATTTTTCACCGCGACGGTTAAACACCTTCGCCGGTCGGCCATGCGCGAACGGGTGGTCACTGTAGTCGGTGAAAATTTCCGGCTTTCCGTCCAGTCCGGTGACTATCACGTCATAGCCCCGGTTTTTCGTCAGCGGATGATTCGCCGTCCCTTCGGACACGGCCAGCATGTCGAGAAAGGCGGCGATATTCTGATGTGTGTTAATTACCGGCATTACGGTTTCCCCCTGCCCTTAAAGCGGCGCTGAATGGCAATCTCAATCACCTGATAACCGGCGATACCCAGCATGGAGCCGATGCCGCACACCGCAGGCAGTGACAGGTCAGGAAACTGCACCAGAACAACACCGGCAACCATCGAGACAAAACCACCGAGCAACATGCGCCCGATAAACAGACGCGGGGTGATGGGTTCACCACCGGCAAGCACCTTGCCGACAACAATCAGCACCCCAATCATGAAAAGCGACAGGACGCTTTTTTCTTCTGCTGTCATGCGTTACTCCCACAGATTGACAGTTTCAGCCACGGGCGCGGTCTGAACGTCGGGCAGTTCGACGGCGGTGCCGTGCGGCAGCACCGCACCCAGTTCAGCCAGTCCCGGATTTGCGGCGAGCACGGTCTCAACCACGCCCTCAGTGCGCCCGTAATACCGGACACAAATGGCGTCGAGCGTGTCGCCCTGTAGCGCAAAGGTCTTCATCAGATTTGACTCACGATGCAGCGCGGCTTGTCCTGGATGCGCGCCACTGCCCAGCGCATATCCCGCCACAGCTCATCAATGGTGCTGTCAATGCTGTCGGCCTTCTTGTCGCCCTTGGCACTGGCATCCACGCCGCGGTAACGCTCATAAAGCGACGCGGTCGCCATCGCACACACGGCGCGCTCGTAGTAAAAAACTTTGATGCTTTCACCGTCGATGTCGTCCGCCGGGACGTCCGCCAGACGCGTAAAACCGGCGGCAATTTTCTGTTCGCGGTACTCGTACAGCTCCGCATTCGTCTCCGCCATGCCTGACTTGATGGCCTCACGCAGACGGGCGGGGGCGACGGTCTGCTCAAGGCGCATACGTTCCCGGACGCGCTTCGGGTCGATATCGGGAAAAAAGAACGTGTTTTTAATCACCGGCTCGTCGCCTGCCGGTTGCGGGATGACCACCGTACCCTCACCGGACACGGGAGCCTCCTTTCGCGGAATAATCAGCGTCATCATGACTACCTCTGAAAAGTCGGGCGGTGGACGCCGGTACAGGGTCAGGTGATTCACCCTCACTGACCGGCGTGCCGCCCTGGCGCGGGGCGCATTCGTTGTTAACTGGCTTTCTTTTTCGGGCGTCCACGTTTTGCCGGTGTCACGCTCCGGGTCTTACGTGGGGCGCGGGTGGCCGCTTTGGGCTGCGGCTCCGGCTTCGGTTTCAGCTCCCGCTCCAGTCGTTCAATCTCTTTTTTGACGCCTGCCTGACAGTCGAGCTGTGTCGCGCGTTGCAGGTGCGCCAGCGCCCCTGCGGCATCACCAGCGTCACGCAGAAACAGACCTGTGATTTTGTGCAGCTTTGCGCGCACTTCATCAGGCATGTCAGCCGTGGCGGTCAGTTCAAGGGTGTCCGTCAGCAGGCGGGTATCCACAGACTCACCGGCAGCGTGGGCGCGCATGGCCGCAAGTGCCACCTCCTCGGTGAACATGTACGGCGGGGTACGGCGGTGTTTACCCGGCATGGTCAGACCGTATTTCAGGGCATAACGGGCAATCTCCAGCGCACCGGCAATATCGCCGGTATCCAGACGCCACAGCATGACCGTCATCAGAATGTCATCCTGTGCGCCTTTGCCCTGCTCCAGCACGCCGTTCACCCACGGCAACCAGAACGGAAGCAGTTCGCGTTTTTTCGCGGCCTTCAGCTCTTTTGAATAAATCGCTTTCAGTGTGCGCTGGTCTGCGGCGAGCTTAACCAGCATCTGCTCATAGACAGTTGCATGTCGCAGCGGGGCGGCTTCCCGCTGCGCGGTCATCGCTGCCGAGACCCGCATCATGTGGCGCTGTGCGGGACTCGTCATCGGTTACGCTCCCGGCTCTGCGGTCGCTTTAGCCGGTGTGGAGAAATCACCGACCTTAATTTTTTCCACCAGACAACCAGCGGCGTAGTCTTCCACCACGTAATCAATGTTCATTGACTCGTAGTTCTCCACGCGGTCGAGTTTCGGGTTTTCCTCAATCACGCGGCGATGGCTGTCATCCATGTAGTAGATGGACAGGTTTTCCAGCTTCGTGATGAGCATCGCATCCGCCGGGAAGTACGGAACGCGTACCGCCGGCAGATTACCGATGCGTTTCTGGCTGATGATGACGTCAGCGGCCAGCATTTCGCTGTTGTCCTGCTCCTTGTTGACGATGGGGAAATACTTGTCCGCCAGTAGCTGACGTCCCACAATCACCACAAGGTCAGGGTCTTCCTGATACCACGGCTCAATCAGGTTGTTGGTCGCATCCATCACCAGTGCATCAAGGCTGGCATAATCACCGCCCTTACCCACGCGGATAACCTCAGAGGTGGTGCGGCCTTCCTCGTCAGTGACCTTGCTCATCACGCGCGCCGGGGCTTCATTGCGGTATTTCTGCAGCCAGCCGACCGCCACATCCTGCAACATCGGATTGCTGCTGCGGTCAGAGGTTTCGGCACGCTTCACGCCGTTAAAACCGGCCATGATGAAATCAAGGGACTGGCGTTTGATAATGGCGTTACGGATACGGAGCTGGAAATCCTGATAACGCGCCCACAGGTCAAGCGTTTTGTAGCGGATATAAAAATCGAAGTTAATCTGGTCGCATTCGTACTTGTTTGACGCCAGCTTCGAGAAGTCCTTCGGCTGACGCTCGGTGCCACCGGCGGTGTCGGTGGTGCTGGCGATGGAGCCGGTGACACCAATACCAATTTTTTCCCCTTTCATTTCGCTGACCGGCACAATGTTGATGCGGGTCAGAAAGTCAGAGGACTCCTGCATGGTGTTCATCAGGGTCTGGGTGACCGACGGTTCAACGGTGAATTTTTTCGACACATCACCGGCGTCGATGCCGTTCAGTTCGGCAACACGGGACAGGTAGGCATTAAATTTAAAGCGGGTTTCCTGGCGCATAGTTTTTCCTGAAATTAAGGGTTAATCGTGAAGGTTTCCCGGACTGACGCCGGTCAGCAGTTCGTCATCAGGGCGTCACCGCCACCGCCACCGCCGGTGGCCTTGCTGCGGCGCTGCTGGGTCAGACTTTCGGTGCTGTCGAGACTGTCTTTCAGGCGGGTGAATGCCTGGCTGGTTTCATCCGCCCTGTCAGTCACATCCTGCTTAAGTGCGGAAAAGGCGGTTTCCATCTCAGCGAGGCGCTGCTCAGTGGCGCTCAGTTTTTCCTGCACATGTTCAGCAACAGCGGTCACCGCTTCATGCACGTCATTCAGACGGGCGTCATCGCTGGCCTGTTTGCGGCCAAAAATGGATTTCACCTTTTCGGTCAGGGCGGTGAACACGGTTTCAGGCAGGTCTTCAAATTCCAGCTCAACGGGCGTTGCCACTGAAATCAGGTTTTCAGGGCTTAATTTGAAGCGGTTCAGGGGGTTGTGTTTTGCCGTGCGGCAGAATTCCAGGTATTCCGTACCGAGGCTTGCCGGGTCATCGGTGACGGCCAGCCCCACCAGATAACATTTGCCGGTGTTGGCAAAGTTCGGCTGAATTTCCATTGAGGTGTAGACCTTCTGCGCGGCCTTGTTCATCGCGATAAGGTCATCGGTCGGGGTGATTTTCGCAAACAGCGCCCATTTGCCTTTCAGCGCCGAATCATCGTCAATCTTTTCGGCCTTCAGTTCGGCCACATCGCCATAACGTTTAAAAATACCGTCAGGCAGGATGCCGCGCAGATGTTCCAGGTTAATGCGGCAACCATAGACTCGCGGGTCAAAGGTTTCGGCCATTTCCTGAATATCCTGCGCACTGATGACACGCCCGTCACAGGTGTCACCCTCAACGCCGATACGAAAGAATTTTGAAACTTTTTTTGCCATTGTCAGGAGTCCTGAATAGTGATTAGAGGAGTCACATGTCGGCATCAGTTTCCCGACGATGCGCATCCTCCGCCATCAGTCCCGGATGGCTTATCACTGACACAACAGCACCTTAGCGAATCGCGGGGCGCGACTCAGTAGCCTTGCCGTGTATTCATCACGGCGAGGTATTCATGACCATCACCACAGACACCACTCTTTTACACGACCCGCGTCGTCAGGCGGCGCTGCTGTACTGGCAGGGGTTTTCCGTGCCGCAGATTGCCGCCATGTTGCAGATGAAACGCCCGACGGTGCAGAGCTGGAAACAGCGCGACGGCTGGGACAGCGTTGCCCCCATCAGCCGTGTCGAAATGAGTCTGGAAGCGCGGCTGACCCAGCTCATCATCAAACCGCAGAAAACCGGCGGTGACTTCAAGGAAATTGACCTGCTGGGACGCCAGATTGAACGACTGGCACGGGTAAACCGTTACAGTCAGACCGGCAACGAGGCAGACCTTAATCCGAACGTCGCTAACCGCAACAAAGGCGGGCGTCGCAAACCGAAAAAGAATTTTTTCAGTGACGAGGCCATCGAAAAGCTGGAGCAGATTTTCTTTGAGCAGTCTTTCGAATATCAGTTGCACTGGTATCGCGCCGGGCTTGAGCACCGCATCCGCGATATTCTGAAATCCCGCCAGATTGGCGCGACGTTTTATTTTTCCCGCGAGGCGCTGCTGCGCGCCCTGAAAACCGGCCATAACCAGATTTTTCTGTCGGCCAGTAAAACGCAGGCGTATGTGTTCCGCGAATACATCATCGCCTTTGCCCGGCTGGTTGACGTTGACCTGACCGGTGACCCGATTGTCCTGGGCAATAACGGCGCAAAACTGATTTTTCTCGGCACCAACTCCAACACCGCACAGAGCCATAACGGCGACCTGTACGTCGACGAGATTTTCTGGATCCCGAATTTTCAGGTACTGCGTAAGGTGGCATCAGGTATGGCCTCACAAAGTCACCTGCGCTCGACTTATTTCTCCACCCCGTCCACGCTGGCGCACGACGCCTACCCGTTCTGGTCGGGTGAACTGTTTAACCGGGGACGCGCCAGCGCCGCCGAACGCGTGGAAATCGACGTCAGTCATAACGCCCTTGCCGGTGGGCTTCTCTGTGCAGACGGCCAGTGGCGGCAGATTGTCACCATTGAGGACGCCCTGAAAGGCGGCTGCACACTGTTCGACATTGAGCAGCTCAAACGTGAAAACAGCGCCGACGATTTTAAAAACCTGTTCATGTGTGAATTTGTTGACGACAAGGCGTCGGTGTTCCCGTTCGAGGAGCTGCAACGCTGCATGGTCGACACGCTGGAAGAATGGGAAGACTATGCGCCGTTTGCCACCAATCCGTTCGGCTCCCGCCCGGTATGGATTGGTTACGACCCGTCACACCGTGGCGACAGCGCCGGATGCGTGGTGCTGGCACCGCCGGTGGTGGCCGGTGGCAAATTCAGAATACTTGAGCGTCACCAGTGGAAAGGCATGGACTTTGCCACCCAGGCGGAATCCATCCGCAAACTCACCGAAAAATACAACGTCGAATACATCGGTATTGATGCCACCGGCCTCGGTGTCGGCGTGTTCCAGCTCGTGCGCTCGTTCTATCCCGCCGCGCGCGACATCCGCTACACGCCGGAAATGAAAACCGCAATGGTGCTCAAGGCAAAAGACGTTATCCGCCGTGGCTGTCTGGAATATGACGTCAGCGCCACCGACATCACCAGCTCGTTCATGGCTATCCGCAAAACCATGACCAGCAGCGGACGCAGCGCCACCTATGAGGCCAGCCGCAGCGAGGAAGCCAGCCATGCCGACCTCGCCTGGGCGACCATGCACGCCCTGTTAAATGAGCCACTCACCGCCGGTATCAGCACCCCGCTGACATCCACCATTCTGGAGTTTTACTGATGAGCAAGAAAAAAGGGAAAACACCGCAACCTGCGGCAAAAACAATCACCGCCAGCGCTCCGAAAATGGAAGCATTCACCTTTGGCGAGCCGGTGCCGGTACTCGACCGCCGTGACATTCTGGATTACGTCGAGTGCATCAGTAACGGCAGATGGTATGAGCCGCCGGTCAGCTTTACCGGTCTGGCAAAAAGCCTGCGTGCTGCCGTGCATCACAGCTCACCGATTTACGTCAAACGTAATATTCTGGCTTCAACGTTTATCCCGCACCCGTGGCTTTCCCAGCAGGATTTCAGCCGCTTTGTGCTGGATTTTCTGGTGTTCGGTAATGCGTTTCTGGAAAAGCGTTACAGCACCACCGGTAAGGTCATCAGACTGGAAACCTCACCGGCAAAATATACCCGCCGTGGTGTTGAGGAGGATGTTTACTGGTGGGTGCCGTCCTTCAACGAGCCGACACCTTTCGCGCCCGGCTCCGTGTTTCACCTGCTGGAGCCGGATATTAATCAGGAGCTGTACGGCCTGCCGGAATATCTCAGCGCCCTTAACTCTGCCTGGCTGAATGAATCGGCCACGCTGTTCCGCCGCAAGTATTACGAAAACGGCGCTCATGCCGGATACATCATGTACGTCACCGATGCCGTGCAGGATCGCAACGATATCGAAACGCTTCGCGAAAACATGGTGAAGTCGAAAGGCCGCAACAACTTTAAAAACCTGTTTCTCTATGCCCCGCAGGGGAAAGCCGACGGTATTAAAATTATCCCCCTTAGTGAAGTGGCAACGAAGGACGATTTTTTTAATATCAAAAAAGCCAGCGCCGCTGACCTGCTGGACGCGCACCGCATCCCCTTTCAGTTGATGGGCGGCAAGCCGGAGAACGTCGGGTCGCTGGGTGATATTGAGAAAGTGGCAAAGGTCTTTGTCCGCAATGAGCTTATCCCGCTACAGGACAGGATTCGGGAAATAAACGGCTGGCTCGGTCAGGAAGTCATCCGCTTTAAAAACTACTCACTGGACACTGACAACGACTGAACATCGCCGCCTGCGGGCGGCTTTTTTACACCCCGTCATCACGCCCTCACACGCTCACCACCGCACAAAACACCCCGCAGACACACCAGCGCCTCAACGGGCAGACTAAACGCCGTCACGACGCGCTCAGACGCTGAAAAAATAAAATCAGCACCACCGCCAGCGCGCAGTGCTTTCCCCGCCTCGCCCGCCCGCTTCATAGGGCGGTTTTAATGCAGTTGCACGAACAATCCAGATTCGCGCCAGCTCTGACAATATACTGTCAGAGCAAGCACGTCTGACGCATGCAAAAAAATGCATCTTTTGTATGCAATGCAGAAATCAAACAAATTTGAGTATAAATTAACGATGAGTCCTATGATTTTTAACTTCATCCCTAGCAGTTAACAGCAAATTAAAAGTCTTTATCTGCCTGATACTGCCCTGAACAGTAGTAACAACGATACTCAACATCACCATCATCCATTGGCCAAATGCTCATTTCGCTGCTGGGAGCCTGCGCACCACAACAATCGCAAGCAACATCAATATCATCACTATCTTCATTCTGACAAAAAGTGCATTTGTAACCCGTAGAAGACTCATCAGAGGGAATCATTGTGTCGTTAGAACACTCAGGACATTCATAAACTTTCCAATCGACCAATTCATAAAATTTATGCCTAACCCCATAAAAAGCTTCAGCCTCTCTTTCTTCAACTTCTTTCTTGGCTTCAGAGAGCCGATGAGAGTATTCATCAGCTAAAGTTTGAAATATCTGTAAGTTATCTGCACCGACTTCATCTTCAAGATTAAAAAGATCGAAGATATCAATAAACTCAGCTACCCCCCGGACGAGGCGTCCAATACACAAGCGCGCGTCTTTAGGAGTAAGTCTGAATTGATAATGCTCAATATCATTTCTTAAATTCTTTATCCAAGCTATATCATTACAAAAATCAATATCTACAAAATCAACCCCAGTTATGCCGCATTTCTCACACTTAGCAAAGTTTAGTGCCTGATCTAAGGTTATCGTATATGGCTTAGATTTCCCTTCAATGAACCTTCCTAAATCAACGCCATCCTCGATAATTTTATTATATGCGTCTAAAAGACTGATTGATTCTTGCTTTGCTCTTGTAGCTATTTGTTTATAGCAATCGGAATACAGTAAATTTTCATCTACTGTAACAATATATAACTTCAACACCAGCTCAAGAAAATGTGACAAATGCAAGATAGCAAATTTATATTGCCGCAATTCTCCTCTCTGCCCTAACTCATACTTTGCTAAAGCTTCATTAAAACTATCAATAGCATTCTCTTGTAAATCCAGTTGATATTCCATTACATCACCTAAAAAATTCATATTTATATGAGTGCAGAAAACCATTCAACACTCATTGCTTATAATCAATTATCTAATATTGATACAACCTCTCCCGTTCGTATGTCGACGCGCGCAGCTATAGTCTGCTTAACCACTCCACCATAAGCATTAGTACCGCGAAACGTAGTTTTCACAATAGCGTACGGGTCTTTATTCAAAACCAAATGATATACCGTTGACACATGTTTATAAGATGAATCATCGTTCATATTATCTTTAATTAGTTTTTCCAATGGACGATAAGAACCATCCCAACCACTAAAATTACTCTGAAATGTATCAAGATTGATTTTATTGTTTAGTGAATTCGGGTCATTTTCATAATCATTAAAGCACCACCCAAGAACATCACCGAGTTTCAACTCATCATCTTTGGTAAATGTATACTCACTCATGCAGGCATAAAACGCATCTGACGCGGTGGCTGGAACTTCCTTAAAATCAATGTAACTATTCACAATATCGTGTCGTGTTTTCTTTGACTCGTTCCGATATTCCTTGAGTGTTTTTTCACCATATTCGAATGTTTTTTGGACTTTGTGTTCTGCAACGGTTGATGTTTCAGTTTTAGCAACTGGCTGGCTTTTTTCTGTTGGATAGAGTATTGAACCAATTATGCTCAATACAAAACCTCCTCCGAGATAAACCGCACTTGCACGTTTGCGGTTTGGCATTCGCACCAGTGATGGCTTGATTAACCCGATGAAGAAAGCAACGAAAAAAGCGAGTGATAGAAAAGCGATTATAGTATCCATAGCTATCCTTTTTGCATCATCCACATAAAAAATCGACCTCATGTTAGCAACAGGATGCTTACTTTTGAATATTTGTAAGTTGTTGGCTCTCCAACCTAACTCCTTTCAACCGTCAAAAACCGGCACCAACGCAGTAAAAATATGTCTGTCAACTAACGCCTCGCTTCGCTCGTTGTTCAACCCCGCCAGCCCTGAAAACAAGTTTCACGACTGGCGGCGTTCTCTATCGTCTGCGTGGTGGTGGCGTAACTCTTGATTGACCGATATGATTAAACCGCCCGTAATTATCCCGGACTATTTCGGCACACCCGACCAGCTCATCGGGCGTCATATTTTCGTTGACCATAATCCGCTGTAAACGCTGAACAATAGCCATCAGCTTGATATTTTTAGTTTTATGGTGCGGTATCTCGCCTGGTATTCTGTGCATTATCCAAGCCACCCGTTTTGCTGTGCACGCTCCATCTGTTCATCTGAATAGTTCCATGCTCCATCCGTGGCAACCATTGCCCCGCCAGACATCCCCGTCTCTGGTTCATACATAACAGCAAGGCCGAGCTGATGCATAATTTCATGATTAATTCTGAATACCAGACCACGCTCACTAAGTTCTTTCCAGTTCACAATCTCATATGCGCCTGTATTAAGCAGCTCAATACTTAGCAAGACATAATCTTCCAGCCAGTCTGACAGGTCAGTAACATCTGTTATCCGGGCTTCAACCTTTCGCCCCGTATACACACCCTGCACCCATTCATGCAAAATCAACGTGTCCCCGTGCTCATAATTACGGTCATTTTTCCGAAACTCTGCGCGTTTCTTTCCTTCCAGCACAAGGTCGAAATATTTTGCGTGCAGCTTTACCTCGTGAATTTTTGCCATCATCTCCACTCCATTACTGTTGAGAATCCCGGCCACTCATCAGCGACCGGATACGTGAATTTTTTCCCGTCATAATTTACAGTCGCGCCACGCGCCAGCGCCTCAAGCTCCCATCGCTGCGGCCTGATACCGTTCTGAGCAAGGTCAACGCGGATACGGGTAATTTGCATTCGTTCCGACCGGGTCAGTCTGGCCGATGGCGCTATTTCATGCGGTTTTAACGGGCTTCCGGCTCTTTGCTGACGATTTGGTGTTCTCAGGCCGTGTTTTAATGCGCCCCTGAGCGCCCTCACGACCTCCGGATCACTCCATTCGATAACACCGTCATCAACCAGATTTAGCACTGCTGCGGCGTGCTCAGAAGGTGTGGTAGCCGGTAACGAAGCATCACCACCGGTGAGCTTTCCACAGTTATTGACAGGACTCCGAGGCGCGGCGATGCCGCTTTTTAAAGTCAAAGGCTCAACGACCGGAACTTTCGGTACAATGCGCCAATCCGTCGTTCTGGTGATATGAATATGACGCGCGCCGAGATGCGGCGCGTAAATGCCGACCACTCTCTCGACTTCTTCCTCGTACTCGTTAACGTCATCCGACGGGCTACGGGCGACCCTGACAGTCTGACAATCGCGCGGGACATTTGCCCCACCCTGCGCGCTGATATACAACGCAAAATCACCACTGTCTGCGGCGGCGCGTGCAGCCTCGACGCGCTCGTCAAACTCATCAGCAATGCTGACGCCGCGAGGCAATTTGCGTAGTTCACGGTAAGCCCCCATTGTCGGCAGGCCAACCGTTTTAAATTGCGGAATGCGCCACGTTGACGCCCATGCGGTAACAGCCGCGGCAGTATCTTTAAGCGGCTTACCGGTATCGTTATCGAGCTGCCCATCCAGTGCATAGCCGTCGATATTTTTTGAGATGTATTTCGCGATATACCCCGCAGCACCGCCCCGATTAAGATGTTTTGCCTGAAAACGGTTTCGCGCGGCTCCTCTTTCGTCGCCATCCTCTTTGAGCGCATAGCGACGCATGATTTCGATAATCTGGTTACGCTGGCGTGGATTACAAAAAAGCATCATATGCCAGTGTGGCGTTCCGTCATGGTGTGGCTCGACGACACGCAAACCGTAGGCCTGTAAATCATTATCCTTGAATGCCGTGCGCATCAGGCTCCAGATACGGCAGAGATAACGCTGCGCATCCTTTGGATTAAATGCCTCATCGTTCCAGCCGTGATTAAGCTGAACGGTTTTACTTTCGCCTTTTCCGACCTGACGTGTCGGGTGATACTTTGACGGTGCGGTCAGCGTGATAAACATCCCCACATCACCCTCTGCGGCGGCGTAACGCTCAATACCGGCGATGGTGTTCATCAGCTCCATCCGGCGAATTTCTGGATTAGAAATACTGCCCATCACCTTACTGATAAGGTCGATGCGCTCGCCTGTTTCCCTGTTTTCAAGGTCACACGATTTAAGAAATTCCAGATTTGCCTGGCGGCGTGCACGCACATCCCGAATGGCATGTTTACTGGCATAAGGAGAACGGTCTTTATTGACCTCCCCGACAGCTATCAGTAACGCCTCATGCCAGCGCATACGCTGGCCTTTAAGCTGATGAGTCCACCACTCATCGTTAAACAGGCGGGCAATGGCAGAATATGCCTGCCTCGTGGTCATCTGTCCTTTACGGTATTTTTTCCAGTAGAGCGGGGAAATATTGAAAGCACGTGCAGCGCCAGCAACATGACCATAGAGGTGAGCCTGCGCCTCATCCGTAAACAGCGATTCTTTCTCGCCATGCGCATCCACCCAGGCATCGCAGAGTTCCTCATACATCATGAAAAGCTGCGATGAAATACGGGCAGCAAACTTTTTCAGCTCCTTGTCATTCATTCCAGGCAGGCGCGCATAGTGGTCGCGCTCTGCCAGAAACAGCAACGACGCGTCGGTGTTCATTTCATGGCGCTGATTCACGCGCTCAATGCGCGGCCATAAACGACGCTGAAAAGTGGATGTGAGGAAATAAAACCCGTGCACCGGGCTTTTATTGCGCCGGATGTAGTCATAGCGTGAAGTAAACAGCGAGCGCAAAAAGTAAGGCAGGCGGTTAATCGTGGATAAAACACCTTGCACCTGACGCATCTCGTCACGTGTAAGGGGTCTTTCGCGCCCGACAGCCTCGCGTGGCGCGTTCCATGCATAAGCACCGGTAAACATCTTACCGGTGCCTGCGGCAAATGCTGACGGAGGGACAAAACGCCCGGAGGCTTTAACGGCCATATGAGCCCAAAGCCTCTGAACAACGCTTGCTGAGTTGTTCAACCTGCGCGTTTAAATCAGCAAAAGATTTTGCGCTTCCGGTCAGAATATCGTGATGCATCAGGCCGGAAACGAGCTGGCTTAATTTCGGGTAATAACCAACCACCGCCAGCCATTCCTGACCGGCGTTTTTACCGCTTTCCGCTCTCTTTTTCTCGTGGAGAATAAACTGAAAGCTGTCACTGGTAACGACATAACGTTCGCCAATTTCAATACGAATACTCATGCCGTTCTCCGGTAATGTTTGTTTTTTGCTTCAAAGACTGACTGACAGGAAACACAACGCGTGGCTGACGGATAAGCCGCACGACGGGCAGCAGGTATTGGCGCGTCACACTCTTCGCAAACCAGCGCAGAAACACCGCAATGCTTCCCCCTTGCCGCGTTAATCTGGCGCTCCAGTAATTCAGCCTGTTGTTCCTGAATAAAATCCACGTTGTCCGGCATTACCAGCTCCTTTTGTCGTTCAGTTTCTTAAATTCATCAGCGCAATAGCTGGCGATTTCTGTCGTTAATTTCGTCAGTTCATCCACGGAGGAGATTTGCTTGTTAAATACAGCGCGTTTCACAAGTAAATTGACCACATCAGACAGGAGGTTTAATTCGTTCTGATAAATCGCGATAACAGATTCAGTTATTTCGCGTTTTTCTTTATCAAGACCAAGTTGAATAAGAGACAAATCGCCATTTTTCATAACGGCGATTTTTAAGGCGTTATTCAGTAATACAACTGAATGAGAACAGGACATCAAAGCACCTCCCCGCGAGATAATCCGATATTGTGAAATTTTTCCGACTCCTGACTGAGCAGCTCGACTATCTCCACGCGGGATAACTCCGCCTTTGTGATGTGGCGAATCATGGCGTCAAGATGAGAAGAGAAGCGCGTCGCTGCGTCGGCCTGTGCTTCGGTTCTGGCCTGTTGCAGCAGTAATGCGTATTTACCGCACTGATTTTCAGAAACTGTATGCATGACTTTCTCCAGGCAAAAAGAAGCCCCGCACAATTAAGTGCGTTAAAAACTCTGGTTAATTACTTAATGCAGATATTGCTCTGGTTTTACCGACGTCAGAATTGTCGGTGCATACTCAAACAGACTGAATAATTCACGTAATGCACGGAATAAAGCATCACGCCAGTAACATGATTCTTCATTAATTCGCCAGTATGGCTGGTTAAATTCTTTTTCTGTCAGTCGTGCGTGCATAAATAAAGTGCGACGCTGACTGACGGTTAAAAAACTAATATATGCATACTCACTTGCGCCAACCTGACGGCGTTTTGAGAATGCCCCACGCAATTCATCAATTGCACATACCAGTCGTTCACGTTCGACATCATTCATTTCTTCAAAACGCATCGTTGCGTGACGCTGTTTTAACTGAGCATGGAAGCAAACCGTTAGTCGTTCGCGCTCCATCATCTGATTATAATAATCGCATGTCTCCTGCCAGCGAGGGACGGCCAGATGCTTACCAATTATCCGGCGCATAGTTGCTGGCTGTTTTTCAACGAGATTGAGCGTCATCACTGTCATTTCCAGACCCTCCGGCTTTTCAGAAAGGTCAGAGCCTTTTTTAACGGACTCTGTTTTTTGGTACGGATAATGATTCCCTTGCGCCCCTTCCCGTGGGTGATGGTGAAGTCAATCGCCCTGGGGCTTTCGTTACGCAATAACTGAGCAATACAACGAGGCTCATTCATGCTCACAACCCCATCCACAAAAGCCATGCATCGCGCTGTTCAACCGGTCGGTTATAAAACGCCTCATGCACACCGCGATTGAACTCAGGAATGAAAACCAGTTTGTCGCCTGCGCGAGCATTTGGTTTGTTTGGATCACGAAACTCAACAACCGGCAGCTTATTAGCTTTAATCATTTCAACAACCGCAGTACGCGGTTTTCCGAGCAATTCTGCGAACTTATCAGGGTGTACCGCGTCAATCGGATACTGAATTACATAGTTGTTTGCGTCCATAAAACACACCTGTCGTGCTAATCTTATTTGTTCCAGCCCTTTCAAAACCGCTCAGGAACGCTCCTGACTGGCTGGACTCACGCCCCAAAAGGTTTCCAAACAAGTACCTTTTGAGGGAAATATAGTCTCCATAAGGGAACCATGTCAAATGAAAATATCGGAGAAACTTCGCGCAATCCGCAAAGCTGAGGGATTAACGCAAAAAAAATTTTGCGAACTTAGCGGATTAGCACTTAGCTCATTGAAAAATTACGAAGGAGGACATAAAGAGCCTGGACTACAAATCGTAAAGCAAGTGGTAAACACGCCTCTATTTAAAAAATATACACTGTGGATTATGACAGATGAGGTTGCGCCAGAAGCCGGGCAGATTTCCCCGGTCGTCGCACACTCTGGGCAAGAAGAAACAACCTCGTCACACTCAGACCGCAAAACTGGCTAACTATTTACCGAAATTACATGCACATAAAATGCATGTTACTGGTAAAAAAATATTCACCACACAACCATAAAGGGTCAAACAACAAGAAAACACGTGCTCATCGGAGGGCTTTATGAGTATCAGAAAGCTCGATGATGGACGTTATGAAGTGGATATTAGGCCTCGCGGTCGCGATGGAAAGCGCATCCGCAGGAAATTTGAAAGAAAAGCTGAAGCACTAGCATTTGAGCGATACACAATCGCCAATGCCAGTCAGAAAGAATGGGGAGGCCAGCGAGCAGACCGCCGAACTTTGACAGAATTGCTCGACATCTGGTGGAAATACCACGGGCAAAACCACGAGCATGGGACAAAAGAGTTTAATCATCTGCTCAAAACCATCAGCGGTATAGGTGATATACCAGTGAGTCGGATGAACAAAAGGGCTTTGATGGATTATCGCTCCATGCGACTACGTGATGGCATCAGTGCTGCAACGATAAACCGCGACATGTACCGATTATCCGGCATGTTCACAAAATTAATTCAATTAGATGAATTTTCCGGGCAACACCCAATTCACGGACTGCCGCCACTGACGGAGGCTAACCCTGAAATGACGTTCCTGGAAAAAGCAGAAATCGAAAAACTGCTAAATGTTTTGACTGGTGATGACTTACTTGTCGCGCTTTTATGTCTGAGCACTGGAGGAAGATGGACGGAAGTTGCCACGCTAAAACCAGCACAGATTACAAGTTGCAGGGTTACCTTCCTGAAAACCAAAAACGGTAAAAAGCGAACAGTGCCGATATCTGAGGAACTGGAGAAAAAAGTTAAAGAGGAGGCCAGCGCCAAATTGTTCAAGGTCGATTATGAGAAGTTTTGCGGGATTTTACGCAGAGTAAAACCTGACATACCTCCCAATCAGGCAACCCACATTCTGCGGCATACATTCGCAAGCCATTTCATGATGAATGGGGGCAACATAATTGCACTGCAACAGATTCTGGGGCATGCGAGCATTCAGCAGACAATGACCTATGCGCATCTTGCGCCTGACTACCTGCAGAACGCCGTCGCTCTGAATCCACTAAAAGGCGGAGTGACGTTATAA